AACAAGTGGAGAGCGTTATGATGAGAAGCCAAATAAAAATAGATTTTCGCACATTCATGATGCGTTACAGTATTTATTGTTAGGTGCGGGAGAAGGTAGAAATTTAGTGCTTGGCGGAAAAACAAGTAAACCTTTTGTAGCAAAGCGAGCGTTTGATGTTTATACTGCAAAGCCAAAAGCTAATATACATGATAGGAGGAACAGATAATGTGTGCAGGTCCATTTAAACCAAGTATGCCAAAACCACCTTCGGTTTCTGCTGCTGATAGAGAAGCCCAAGCATCAGCAAGACGAGCATCAAGAGATGCTTTAAAAGAAGAAAGGCGAACAGCAGGGCAACTTAAAGCAGATCAATTAGAAATAACAACGGCTGCATTGGCTGGAAGGCGAGGCAGAAGAAGTTTATTGTCTGGGCGCAAAGGCGGTAAAGGATTTGATCTTCAAGATGAATACAAAACTAAAACAACATTAGGCGCATAATGATAGAAACTAAAGCAGATATTAATATAACCGCAATAGAAAGTCCTGTTAAAAAGATTTTAGCAAAGTATGAACATGCTAAAACATTAAAGGATCAATGGTTATCTGTCTTTGAAGAATGTTACGAATATGCTTTACCACAAAGAGAATCTTTCTTTCAAGAAACAGCAGGCAGCAGAAGAACAGATCGTATCTTTGATGAGACTGCAGTTGTAGGTGTACAAGAATTTGCAAGTAGATTACAGTCTGGCATAGTTCCTAACTATGCTAGATGGGCTGAGTTTGTTGCAGGAACAGAAGTACCTGAAGATGTAAAGAAAGAAACTAATTTAGCATTGGATAAAATAACCGAGTATGTTTTTGAAGTATTGCAAAACTCAAATTTCTCACAAGAAGTGCATGAAACATTTTTAGATATAGCTTTAGGCACAGGAGTTTTATTAGTTGAAGAAGGCGATGCCGTTCAACCAATAAAATTTAAAGCTATTCCATTACCACAAGTTTGTTTAACAAGTGGTTATGATGATAAGGTAGACGCAGTTTATCGCACACGCAAGATGAAACTTAAAGAATTAATGTTTGCATATGCTCAGCCTATATTAAACGATAAAATGGCAATGGATATGGAAGCTAATCCTGAAAAGGAAATTACTATTATAGAAACATTGTATCGTGATTATTCTCAAACCAAAGAAGAAGTAAATATATTTTGCGCTATAGCTAAAGATTATGAACATAAAGTATATGATGAAAGTTATACAGGAGTAGGTAGTAATCCATATATAACCTATCGTTGGTCTAAATGTTCTGGGGAAACATACGGCAGAGGCCCACTACAGTTCGCACTACCTGCAATAAAAACGTCTAACTTAGTTGTTGAACTAATATTAGAAAACGCACAAATGAGTATTTCAGGTATGTACCAAGTGGAAGATGATGGAGTCATTAATGTTGATAACATTGCGCTTATTCCTGGTACAGTTATCCCGAAAGCAGCAGGTAGTGCGGGATTACAACCGATAGCACAAGCAGGTAACTTTAATGTATCTGACTTAGTGTTAAGAGATATGAGAGTTAATATTAAAAAAGCTTTGTATAATGATATGCTTGGTAATCCAAATGAAAAAACACCGATGTCAGCTACCGAAGTTGCGGAAAGACAAGCTGATTTATCTAGGCAAATTGGGGCAGCGTTTGGTAGATTGCAAGCAGAACTTGTTAATCCAGTACTTGCAAGAGTAATATATATCCTTAAAAAACAAGGGCGTATAGATATACCAGTAATTAATGGACAAGAAGTTCAAATCAAATCATCATCGCCACTAGCACAAGCACAATATCAAGCAGATGTAGTAAACATTGATAGATTCTTAGGTTTAATTCAAGGTAGAGTTGGCCCACAATTACTTAATGCTATGATTAAACAAGATGAAGTAGCTAAGTACATAGCTAAAAAATTAGGCATACCAGAAGAATTAATTAGAACCCCACAAGAAATGGCGCAAATGATGCAGCAAATGCAACAAATGCAGCAAATGCAACAAGCACAAAATGAATCTGGCGGGCCAAAAGTGCCAGAAGAATTATCTCAATAAGTCCTTGACTTTCGGTAAGAAAATCACTTAACATCAAAATGGGAAGTAAAGCTAAAGTACCTTTGCTTCCTTAATGTTTCACATGAAACAATATGATTAACAACATGAGGTGTAGCATGGCAGAAAAGAAAGTCAAAACTCTTATCGGGCTTGATGGATTAGAACGAAAGCCTGATCAAGAAGAAGCACTAAACGCAGTTGCAAGAGCATTATTTGCATCTGATGCAGGCAAACAGTTTTTAAATTATCTTAGATCAATTACTATTGAAACAGTAGCTGGTGTTGAAATAGCTGACACACATCTAAGACATTTAGAAGGACAGCGTTATATAGTAGGATTAATTCAACGTAGAACCAATAAAGGCAAATCACAAAAAGTAGTGGAGGATAGCAACAATGGCTGAAGAAATTACAGAACAAGAAATTTTAGATGAAGTCCCTGTAGAAGAAGTACCGCAAGAAGAAAGACCAGAGCATATACCTGAGAAGTTTTGGAAAGAAGGTAAGATAGATGCTGATGAATTAGCTAAATCTTATACGCAATTAGAAACTTATGTTGGCGGCAAAGAAGAAGATATTAAAGAAAAGTTAATAGCGGATCTTGCTAAAGAACATGAAGGAAATATACCTGAAAAATATGAGCTACCTAAACTTCCAGAAGGAATTACATCAGAAATGGTAGAAGAAAACCCGATGTATGCTTGGTGGGGAGAAACTGCCAAAACCAATGGTATGAATCAGGAAGAATATGAAGCTGGTATTAATGCTTATGTTGAAATGATGCAAGGTCAACAACCTAATATTGAAAAAGAAATGGAAGTATTGGGTGAAAATGCTAATGCAAGAGTAGATGCAGTTAATGCTTGGGCTAGTAAAACATTCCCTCCAGAAGAATATGAGGCTATTCAATATTCTTTAGGTACATCAGCATCAGGTATTGAAGCACTTGAACGCATTATGGATATGCAAAAAACAGGAGTAAGGTCAGAGCAATTTACGCAACCAGAGAAGCAACTTACAATGGCAGACGCAAGAGCCATGATGACTGATAAAAGATATTTTGATCCACGATATAGAGATGAAGCGTATGTAGCAAAAGTAGATGCTGCATTTAGAATGTTGACTAAGTAATGCTTTATGTAGAGAAAACAATCCCAGATGATTGTTTTATATTAGCACCCAATCTACAACAGCTAGATAAATATGAACTAGCTACAATGGGTGTTGATCCTCTTACAGCTTTAATTAATCCTTTTAGATACAACCGACCAAATACTCATACCTTTACTGTTTTTGAAAAAGATACAGATGAGATAGTTGCTATCTGGGGAGCTATGCCTGTTAGTAAAACTAATCCTAACAGAGCAGCAGTTTGGTTTTTATCTAGCGATTTATTGTATAAACACCAAAGATTTTTTTTACAAGCGAATAGAAGATGGGGAATTTATTTAGAATCACATTATACTTTTCTGTATAATTTTATAATAAAAGAGCATAAACGCAGTATTAAATGGCTAAAATGGCAAAAATATTGCTTTGCAGAGCAACCAATGCTTGTAAATGACATAGAAATGTATTATTTTTATAAGCATCTACCAAAGGTAGATGTAGAAATACAGCCCATTATGTCAGAGATAGGCCCGAAATGGACAACCGAATTGACGCTTAACGGACAACTGTGAAATTTTAATTTAATTTAACAGGAGATAAACGATGAGTACATCAATATCAACTGCCTTTATTAAACAGTTTGAAGCAGAAGTCCATATGGCTTATCAACGCATGGGATCGAAATTAGCGAATACTGTTAGGCAGTCTAAAAATGTAAAAGGTAGCCAAGCTCGTTTCCAGAAAGTAGGGAAAGGTACTGCGGTTACTAAAAATAGACACGCAGAAGTACCAACTATGGATATTTCACATAGTACAGTCGATGTTACACTTGCAGATTATTATGCTAGTGATTATGTAGATACTCTAGATGAGTTGAAAACAAACATTGACGAAAGACAAGTACTTGCTCAATCTGCTGCGTCAGCATTGGGTAGACAAACAGACCAATTAATCATTGACATACTAGATGCAGGTTCAAACTCTGCAAATATTGCTCATGGTTCTGCGGCATTGACACTTGCAAAAGCATTGACAACATACGAAACATTCGGCGAAGCTGATGTTCCTGATGATGGTCAAAGATATTTTGTAGTATCACCTGCGGCTTGGGCTGACTTGTTACAACTAGATGCTTTCTCTAGATCAGATTATGTTGGTGAGGCAGACTTGCCTTACGCTGGCGGCATGACTGCTAAGAGATGGTTAGGGTTCTTATTCTTCACACATTCAGGATTGACACTTGCTAGTACAACTAGAGATTGTCATGCTTATCACAAATCTGCTATTGGCCTTGCTACAGGTGCTGATGTCAGAACTGAGGTAAACTACATTCCAGAGAAGGTAAGTCATTTAACAACTTCTTATATGAGTATGCAGGCGTGTGCGATTGATGCAAACGGTTTCATGCAAATACAAGTAACTGAATAACGGAGGTTAATCATGGCTTTAACAACAACAGCCTTAAAATTAGTAGCAGGAGCAGGGACAGGTAATGTTTTTCATTACGAAACTGCTGATGCACCAGGAACTGTTGCAGGTTCTGGTTACTTTAATGATGTAACAGAGAATCTAAAACAATGGGACATTATCCTTGTTGCAGGTACAACAGGTGGCACAGCAACAGTCGATATGTTAGTGGTAACATCGGCAACGGCTGCGGCAACTGTTACAACAACTAACGGTACGTAAGTACTATTGATTTTGAGGGAAGGCTCGACTACACCCGTCCCTCATTATCTTTTTATAGAGAGGTATTATGTTATCAGAAACTAGATTTGATATATGTAATAAAGCCCTAGTGCTAGTGGGTGCTAACATAATAACTAGCTTTGATGAAGCTACAACAGAATCAACTGTAGCAGGTCAACTATACGAATCAACATTAGAAGCAATGCTAACTAGGATTAGATGGCGTTTTGCAACTAAACAATTACAGTTAAGTTATCAAGCAACTGCACCATTAGGTAGATTTAAATCTGCTTATCAATTACCAGCAGATGCTTTGTTAATTCATACCGTTACAGTTAATGATCATGTAATTAAATTTGATCGCTATGGAGACAAACTTTATGCAGACACATCATCAGCAGATACATTAATTTGTGATTATACCTATCAAACAAGTGAAGCTGAATTTCCGCCATACTTTAAACAATGTATGGTATTTGAATTAGCTAGTTTATTTGCAGGTGCGATTGCAAGGAATGATACATTGTCTGAGTTATACAGAGGTAGAGGACTTGCACAAATAGCTATTGCAAAAGCAACCGACAGTCAAGCACAAACTACAAGGCGTATGGATGTAAATAGAGTTAGAAATGCTAGAAATCGTACAGCATTAAGTAATATTAACGCAACTGTTTCATCGGATTAATGAATGGGAAGACAACGAATACATCAAGCCAGTTTTGTACGAGGCGAGTTAGATCCTAAAATTGCATCTAGAGTAGATGTAGTTGCCTATGAACAAGGTTTAAAACAAGCTAGAAATGTATTAACTCTTAATCAAGGTGGAATTGAAAGACGACCAGGCACAGTACATCGAGCAGATATAGGTTCTGCAACTGGTAGACTAGAACCATTTATATTTAGTGATGACCAAGAATATGTATTAGCATTTCAAAATACGACTATTAAAATCTATAGTAGCGTAGGAGCTTTATTACAAACTATAACTTCATCAGGTATTGCAACAGCTCAGTTATTTGAATTTACAACAACACAACAGGGCGATACTATGATTATTTGTCATAAAGATATTGCTACAAAAGTGTTAAAAAGAACTGGAGCTACATCTTTTGCTTTATCAACTTTTGCTTTTGATGCTAGTATTAACGCAGAAAAAACATACCAACCTTATTTTAAATTTGCTGATGACAGTATTACTTTAGATATTAATCAAACAGCTAAAGGACAAACAGGAGTAACTTGCACAACATCATCTGCTTATTGGACAAGTGATCCAAGTTATATTGGTACAAGAATAAGGTATCATGGAGCAGAAATATTAGTTACTGGTTATACTTCAACTACAGTAATAACTGGAACTTTACAAGATGATGTGTCTATTGAGTTAGACGCAGATCCATTTAGGTCAACACAAGGATCAGGTGTTGTAGAAGTAACAATGGCACAACATGGCTTTGCTACTGGCGCAAGTATTACTATATCTGGAGCGCAAGATATATTTGATGCTGATGGAGCAGGTTTAGCAACAGCTAATATTAATGGAACATTTACTATTACTAATATAGATGATAATAGATTTAGTTTTACTGCAGGTGGTAGTGATACAGCTACTGAATCAGTAGATGGTGGAGGAGCAGCAGTCAAAATAGTTGGTCATCCAGCTACTAGAAATTGGGATGAACAACTGTATAGTGCAGTTAATGGTTATCCAAGAGCCTGTTCATTTCATGAGCAAAGATTATATTTTGGTGGTAATACTAATGCTCCTGATTATTTAACTGCAAGTAAAGTAGGGTTGTTTTTTAATTTTGATGTAGGCACAGGAAAAGATGACGAAAGCTTACAAATGCAAATAGCGTCAGATCAAATTAATGAGATAAGACATCTTGTAAGTGGCAGAGTATTAGAAATATTTACAAGTGGTGCTGAGTTTTTTTTAAGACCACAAACAGGAAAAAATATTACACCATTAGATTCTATGGTAATTAGACAAACATCCTTTGGTATACAGCAAAAAGGTATGCCTCAACCTTTTGATGGTGGAACTTTATATATACAGAAAAATGGTAAGAACATAAGGGATTATGTTTTTGCCTCTACTACAGAATTATTTGATAGTAATAATACAAGCCTGGAGTCTGCGCATTTAATTAATAGCCCTGTAGATACTGCAACAGCAACATCATTGCCAGACAGAACTGAACAATTATATTTTTTAGTTAATACGGATGGCACGATGTGTGTATATAGCAGCCAAAAAGAACAAAAAATATTTGGATGGACACAATGGAATACAGATGGTAACTATTTATCGGTGTGTTGTTTGTCTTCAAGTATCTATGTTCTTACATCAAGAACAATTAATAGTGCAACAGTTTATAGCTTAGAGCAATTTGCAACGACACAGTTTGATATACCAACAGATATGTCTTTTGTTAAAACAATATCAAGTAGTTATCAACCGCATGGTACTGTATTAGCAAAAGGAAGTATCTCTAGCGCAAGTACATTTATTGTTGATGGAGCAACAGCAGCACCTAGTCAAGGGGAGACATTTCAATTTAATGGAGCGGGAACAACTTATACAATTACAAGTGTTGTAGCTACAGGAGTAACCAATGAATATTTAATAACCATTAATGCTGCGGTTTCACAAAGCGATAATGTTCCTATTAAATTTGTAACCAGTCGTGTATTTACGGGTGTAACACAAATTGGAGAAACAGTACATGCGACATCAGGATCGGCAGAAGATGCGGACTTTTTTTATTATGGAAGTGCAGTCGTTACAGGAGCAGGTACAGCTACATTCCCTACTCCAGCAGCAGCTTGTGATATTGGAATGGACTATGATATTACTGTTGAAACATTACCACAAGATGCAGCATTGCGTAATGGTGTATTAACAGGGACACCAAGAAAAATAGGGAAAGCTATATTAGAATTATCAACTACATATAATGTTACGATTAATTCTAATCAAGTTTTAGTAGGATCAAATCCTAATGATTCAACAAGTGGTTTACAATCCTTTACAGGTAAAAAAGAAGTGCATACACTTGGATATGAGAAAGATCCAACATTAACTGTGTCGCAAACTGCGCCACTACCAATGCGAGTATTAGGCATAACATCGGAGGTTTATTACTAATGTGTCATCCAGCAGTATATATAGCTATGGCAGGATATAATATGATCCAAGCTAGAGCCACTAAAAAAGCTGAAATAGCATTAGCTGATCAGGCTTATCGTGATAGACAAGAACAAATTAAAGATAACAGAATGAGTGTTCAGTTAGAGGCTGCGCAAAAAGGAAATACATTAACGCAAATATTTGTAGAAAGACAAGCTAGTAATAGAGCCTTGTTATCACCAAGTGGTATAGGACAAAGTAATTCTTTAGAAGCAGCAATGAAGTTTAATAAATCTCAATACATGAGGGAACTAAATATTAGTGCGTTAAATGCAATTAAGCAAAAAAGTGAATTGGCTTATAAATCAAAAGAGTCTGGATTAACTAAGACGGCTGATATAACTAGAGCAAGAACTAGATACAGTCAATCAATGATGGATTCATTAGAGATGGGAATGAAAGGTGCAGAAGGGTTAAAGAAAAAACCACCAGCAGAATTAGTAGAAACTGATCGCATTATGGGTGGACTAAGTGGGCCAAGTAGACCACGAGGAGCAAAATATTAATGGCATTTAAAAAATTCGAAAGCAGATCATTTAATCCAGCAACTATTCAAGTGAATAG